TGTTTTGTCGAATTTGACTTTGACGGGTACCATTTAAGACTACTATCAGAACAAATCGACTTTAAAATAGAAGGTGAATCAGCTCATAAGGCCTTAGGTAAGTACTATTTCGGCAAAGAAGACCTAACAGAAGAAGAATACGCTCAAGCAAAACAAATTAACTTTCAGGCTATATACGGGAGAATACCAGACGGATATAAGAACTTAGAGATATTTGTGAAACTAACTAAGTACATAGACCGGTTATGGGATGAGTTCTCTAAGGGGGTAGTAAGAACTCCTATAAGTAACAAACCCTTTAATAAGCACCTTAAGGAAATGCATCCGCAGAAACTTATGAATTATATCATGCAATCGTTGGAAACTGCAAGAAATGTTCTTATCTTAAAAGAAGTGCTAAAGTATCTTAGAAATAAGAAAACAAAAATAGCTCTCTATACTTACGACGCAATATTATTTGATTATGCTAAAGAAGATGGAGAACATATAATAAATGAATTAGCTTTGATACTAAGTGAAAATAAAAAATACCCAGTTAAAATAAAAACATCTGAAAACCTGGTTTTGTAAAACCTTTTAATATTTATATGTACACAATGGAAAATGTTATGTCTCAACATCGATTCGATTACGATATCGATCAAATATATTTAACTGAGGATATGAGTAATAAGCTGTTTTGCACCTTCTCTACAGGAGAGGAACTAGAGGCGACATTAGAAAATATAGTACAAAAATATAGAATCATCTATAATAAAATATTCGTTTTGTATTCTAAAAGTCAAGACGAGTATATCTGCACCTATAATGTAGATTTTGGTAATGTTTCTAATTTTATCGATAATACTATTTTAGTACATCGAAAGAAAGAAGCAAATACCCTGTATACGATTAACGCTCTCAATACATTAATTAAGGAACTTAATAACGGAGTATTAGATACTACTTTTAAAATTAACTGGACGGACTACAAAAACTGTATTCTATTAACGAAGGGTCCGGAATTAAAAAGAGTAAATACCAAATTATTTAAGATCGTAGAGTTGGAGAATTGAGATATATTTCGTATCTTAAATAAGTTATAAACAATTAAAGTTATATTATGAATCTAGATGCAATCAAAGCAAAGCTGTCTGCGTTAAATAACGGCGGACAAGAAAGAGAGAAGGTAGACTATTCAGCTACTTTCTGGAAACCCGAAAACGGTAAAAGCACCATTCGTATTGTACCTTCTATGTATGATCCTAATCTTCCGTTTAAGGAAGTGAAGTTTCACTATGGAATCGGTAAATACCCGATGGCCGCTTTATCTAATTTTGGAAAACAAGATCCTATTGAAGAGTTCATTAAGGAATTAAAGAAGACTTCAGATAAGGATAACTGGACATTAGCCGGTAAACTTAACCCCAAGACACGTATTTTCGCACCAGTAATTGTAAAAGGTGAAGAAGATAAAGGTGTTCGTTTATGGGGATTTGGTGTAACAATCTACAAAGCGTTATTAGCGTTAGCTCAAGACGAAGAAGTAGGAGATTACACAGACGTAATGAATGGATGGGACCTAGTAGTAGAAGTTGCTCCAGGTAACCCGTACCCAACCACATCGGTTCGTATTAGACCTAAACAAACTCCGCTATCAGATAATGCAGCGCAAGTTGATTTATGGTTAAAGAACCAACCACACCCTGTTGAGATTCATACTCAATACGATTATGAGTTCATTAAAAAGCAGTTACAAAATTACTTAACACCAGGTTCAGCAGAGGACGAAACTCCTTCAGCACCTGCACCTCAGGCATCTAATTCCTTAACTGAGACTCTAGGAAGTCATTCAACCGACTTTTCTTTAGAGACTTCAACACCAGGAGTTAAAGACGCGGTAAGTAAATTTGATGACCTTTTTAACGAATAAAATAAATGGCAAAAAGCGCAACAGCAGAAAAAGCATCTGCTATAGTAAAGAGTGGATTTAATTTAGGTAATTTCAAAAAGAAGAAGGGATTTGCAAATGCCTCGGTAAAGTTTAAAGAGCAAGGGTGGATACCTTTATCAAAAGCCTACCAAGATATTACTTCTATGCCAGGTATACCGACAGGTCATATTACCTTATTAAGAGGTCATAGTGATACAGGTAAAACCACAGCATTATTAGAAGCAGCAGTATCAGCTCAGAAGTTAGGAATTTTACCGGTATTAATTATCACGGAGATGAAATGGTCTTGGCAACATGCCAAAGAGATGGGACTACAGTTTGAGGAAGTTGTAAATGAAGCAACTGGAGAAATAACAGACTACGAAGGCTTCTTCCTTTACTCAGATAGAGGTACGTTAAATACTATTGAAGATGTAGCATCTTATATAGCAGATCTTTTAGACGAACAGGCTAAAGGAAACCTACCTCACGACTTATGTTTCTTCTGGGATTCTGTAGGCTCTGTACCTTGTGATCTTTCAGTACGTTCTAATAAGAATAATAACGAATGGAATGCAGGAGCAATGTCTACTCAATTTGGAAATAACTTGAATCAAAAGATCTTGTTATCTCGTAAAGAAGGAAGTCCATATACTAATACGTTAGTAGCTATTAACAAAGTATGGACTCAAAAACCTGACTCACCGATGTCTCAACCTAAGTTGCAAAATAAAGGCGGGATGTCGATGTGGTACGATGCAACATTAGTAGTTACTTTTGGTAATATTACTAACCCAGGTACGTCTAAAATTAAAGCCATAAAAAGCGGCCTTCAAGTAGAATTTGCTAAGAGAACAAACATACAAATTGAAAAGAACCATATTGAAGGAGTTCAAACAAGAGGAAGAATTGTAATGACCCCTCACGGTTTTATTGCCGACGATAAGAAGGCAATCGATAAGTATAAAGACCAACATAAAGAACATTGGTTAAAACTTTTAGGATCTATTGACTTTAGTCTAGTTGAAGAAGGTGATATGGAAGAAGATTACATTTCACCAAACTTACTAGACGATTAATGGCAGACTATAGTAAAATTTTAAAGAATCTTAAAGAGTCCCCTCCTAGAGAGTTAAATGATCATTTACTGATTATAGATTCTATGAATACATTTATTCGTAGCTTCTCAACCCTAAGAGCAATGAACCCTCAAGGCCACCATATCGGTGGTCTTGTAGGCTTCTTAAGATCGCTAGGATTCCTAGTAAGAACAATCGACCCTACAAGAGTTATTTGTGTATTTGATGGAAAAGGTTCTTCTACTAATAGAAAGAATATAGATCCTAATTATAAAGCACAAAGACAGCATACGAGAATCACCAACTGGGGTATGTATGAGAATAAGCAAGAAGAGTATGAATCGCTATCTGCACAGTTAGATAGATTAAAAGACTATCTTGAATGTTTACCTCTACATAGTTTAACGATGGAGAAGTTAGAGGCAGATGATATCATAGCAGACTTAGCATTAGGAGCATCAGCATCCGGTAAACAAGTTACTATTGTTTCTTCTGATAAAGATTTCTTACAATTAATAGACGGATGTATTTCAGTATACTCCCCTATAAAGAAAACACTTTACACAAAAGAGAATATTACTGAAGAGCTTGAAGTACTACCACAGAATTATAATATCGTAAAAGCATTACTAGGTGATAACTCAGATAACCTTACCGGAGTTAAAGGATTAGGTTTAAAAACCTTAATTAAAGAGTTCCCAGGACTTAATACAAACCCAAACTACGAGTTAGAGGATATATACACAGTATGTGAGCAGAATTTAGACGGTAAGTCTATATTTGCTAAAATAATTCACAACTGGGATCGGGTAAAAACTAATTACCAACTGATGAATTTACACGAAGGACAGTTGGATGATAAAGAAATTCTTCATACATTAAATGTATTAAAAGAAGCTGTACCACCTCTACAAACAGGAGCCTTTCTACATCTATTAGATATAGATAAAATCGAAGGCATTACCAAGAACACAGAAGGATGGTTAGAGAATTTTAGAACATTAACGGTTTTTAAACAATAAGTTATATGACATTGCAAAAGTTAACGCAATATGGAAAACCCTTCCAGATTAAAGTAATAGGCGCCTTACTAACAGATAAAGGCTACTTACTGACAGTAAGAGACGTATTAAGAGAAGAGTACTTTGATTCAGATACACATAAATGGATTATAGGTCAGATTCTAAAATACTTTGATAAGTACCACACTACTGTTACGATGGACGTTCTAAAGGTAGAACTTCAAAAGATTGAAAACGAAGTACTACAGGTAGCAGTAAAAGAAGAGTTAAGAAATTCTTATGCCGCTTCTCAAGATGATTTGGATTACGTAGAAGAAGAATTTACTACGTTTTGTAAAAATCAAGAAATGAAAGCAGCTATTTTGTCTTCTGCAGACTTAT